CTCTAAAAAAGAAATAAAACTACCTAATGGTAGCCGTGTAAAAGCGGTGGCAACATCTAAAGATGCTTTGCGTGGTTTTACACCAACTTATTTAATTATGGATGAAGCAGCATATATTGATAATGGTGCTGAGGTATTTGGTGCTGCTCTCACAGCACTTGGTACTGGTGGTCATTGTATATTAATTAGTACACCAAGAGGTATGGATGCTTTATATTACAAAACATACGACCAAGCTAGAAAAAAGGAAAACAATTTCAATATCATTGAAATGAAATGGTATGAAGACTTGCGCTATAATAAAGATTTACGTTGGACTAAAGATGAGGTAACAGAACACGAGGTTGAATTTACCTTCGATTCTTACCAAAAAAGAATTTCAGAAGGTTGGAAACCAACATCTTCATGGTATGAAGAAATGTGTCGTGGTATGAACAATGACGCTAAGATGATTGCTCAAGAATTGGATGTTTCTTTTATTGGTTCTGGTGGAAACGTTATTGATGAACAGTATATCGAATATCAAAATAATTTTAACGTAAAGGAACCGTTGTATACAGCTGGGCCAGATGGTGACATTTGGATTTGGGCGGAACCTCAAGAAGGACATCAGTACATTTTAGCTTCCGATGTATCTAGAGGTGATGGTGAAGACTCATCTACAATGGTTATATTAGATTTTACAACAATGGAACAAGTGGTTGAATATCAAGGCAAAATTCAACCAGATTTATTAGCACAAATAATTGAGGAATACGGAGATTTATATAAGGCTTATACAGTTGTTGATGCAACTGGTGGTATGGGTGTTTCTACTATTCTTAAATTATTAGAGTTTGGTTATAAAAGATTACATTATGATAATCAAAATGGAAAAATTTTGTCAAGTAGGCAAAGAGAGTTAAATAGTTTTAACAAAGATAATAAAATACCAGGATTTCATGCAACATCAGTTCGTTTACCAATGGTATCTAATTTGGAATTTAAAATTAGAACAGACGCTGTTAAAATTCGTTCAGTTAGAATGACGTCTGAAATGAAAACGTTTATTTATAAAAACGGTAGACCAGACCATATGGATGGTTATCATGATGATTTGCTAATGGCTATGGCTATGTGTTTATGGGTTATTGAACATTCTTTTAAAAATCTAGAAAGATTAGAAAAACAAAATAAAGCGATGTTGAGTAGTTGGGTTGTTGGTTCGCCAGCAACAAAAGAGGAACCAGCATCTAGTAATTTTGTTAGCAAAGAAAACAGAAATAAGGTGGCAACGCCAAAACCTAAATTTAACCCAGCAATTTCTAAAAATATGCAAGACCCTTTAGGGCAATACATGTGGTTATTTAACGGAATGAGATAAATCTAAATAAAATGGCAAAAAAAGTATTTATTTTAAAAACTTACGGTGTTGAACTTTACAAATGGTCACCTATTGAAACTAATGTTAGGAAAAACCAAAACATTCAAAAAAAACCATATTACTGTAATGCAACGGCTGGGTCTCAAGGTCAGGATTGGATAACTAATTATGTTTATACTTTATCTGTTAGCCCAATAGGTGAGCAAGAAAGATTAGCATATGTAGAATGTGATTACGTAGAATAATCTTTATTTTTTAGAATTAAAACTTACATTGTAAAAAAATAATATTATGGCAGAAAATAGAAATTTAACTATATTTCAAAGATTAGGACAAATTTTAGGTCCTGATTCGGCAAAATTAAAACAGAGTCAACCGCAACCACAACGTTACAACATGGGTAGCGATGTATTGCTTAAAACAGACAGCAAGGCTGACTTTGAAAGAGCTAAACTACAAACACAACAAAACAAATATTTGTCTCAAATGTGGAAAAAGGTTGAAAGCGGCCTTTTTCAACAATCAATAAACTATGAAACAACTCGTATTGGTTCGTATTCTGATTTTGAAGCAATGGAATTTTACCCAATAATTGCAGCTGCTTTGGATATCATGGCAGAAGAGTCAACGACTCTTAGTGATAAAGGTAAAGTACTTAATGTTTATTCAGATAGCAGTCGTGTTAAAGGTATCTTAGAAGATTTGTTTTTCAACAGATTAGATATTCACACATCTTTACCAATGTGGACTAGAAATACACCTATCAGAGAAAACAGTGTTATACCATTATTAGATGGTACTGAGGTAACTATTAAAGAACTTTCTAATAGAGTTAAATCTGGTGAAGAAATATGGTCATACGCTATACAAGATGGTACCAAAGCAATTGTACCAAGTAAAATAATATGGTGTGACCTTACTAGAAAAGATTCTGAATTATATCGTGTTACTCTTGATGATGGTACGCACATTGACACAACCCCAGACCACGAATATATGCTTAGAGACGGTTCATTCAAAAGAGCTGATGAATTAACCAAAGGTCAGTCATTGATGCCTTTTTATACTAGAAAAAGTGAAAAGAAAAAAGATTGTATCGTAGGCTATGAAAAAATTTATAACCCTAACACAACTAAATATAGATTTACACATTCTTTAGTTGCACATGAATGTGTTAGAGATTCAAATTATGAAACTTCGGTTGGATGTCAATTTGATACACATCATGCTGATTTTAATAAATTAAATAATCACCCTAGTAATTTAGTTAGATTAACCCATTCTGACCATTTTAAATTACATGTTGACCATTTTGATAAAATATTAGGTTCGCCAGAAGTTATCAAAAAACGTATGGAAGGTATCGATAAATATTTACGTTCAGATGAAAGAAGAGAACGTTTAAGTGTTGAAATGTCTGGTATCTATCCTAAATATTTTGAAGCATATAATAATTCTGATTTACATACAGAACATAATGAGATTCGTTCAAAAGGTATGTTATCAAATTGGAAAAATAGAGAATTTATAGAACAAACCAAAAAAGGTATGACTATAGAAATTACTGATACTTGTTTTGACTATATTTCAAATATAATAAAAAATAACGAAAACTATGTTGGTGTTAATAAATTATCTGAATTGCTTAAAAATGATTCTGAATTTATTAATTTATTTAAAGAAGGTTATTCATTAAGAAAAGACATAGCAAAATCTATTAACCCAACTACTTTAACTAAAGTATTATTTAGAAAAACAAACCAAAATTATTTTGATTTTGTGTTGTCAATTAAACCAAGTTTGGTGATTGACAAGTCATATATAAAAGCTAAAGCAATCTATCTAGGAAAAACCAAAGAAAAGACCTTATTAAATCATAAAGTTGTTTCTATTGTTAAATTAAATGAAACATCCGATGTTTATTGTTTGGAAGCTGTTGGTCCTAACGGTGAGCATGATAGACATAATTTCCCAGTCTTAGGTAAAGATGTAAACGATTTATACTCAAGGACTTCTGGTGTATTTTTGTCCAACTGTAAATATGGTGACAACTTTGTGTTTTTGAATATTGATGACGTGCATGGTGTTACTGGCGCTAAACAAATGCCAAACTATGAAATGGAAAGAAGAGAAAGTGGTTTATTTGATATGATTACTGGTAGGGAAACACCAAATGCAAATGTAGCAGTTGCAGACAAAGTTAAATTTTACTGGAGAGGCCGTGATGTTGAGTTTAATTCATGGCAAATTGCTCACTTTAGATTAACTGGTGATGACAGACGTTTACCATATGGTACTTCAATTTTGGAAAAGGCTAGACGTATTTGGAAACAGCTTATCTTATCTGAAGATTCTATGTTGGTTTATCGTGTAACTCGTGCGCCAGAAAGACGTGTTTATAAAATATACGTTGGTAATATCGATGATGCTGATGTACCAGCATACGTAAATGAAATTGCTGATAGATTTAAGAGAATTCCAATTACTGACCCACAAACTGGCCAAATGGACCTTAGATATAATCAATTATCTAACGACCAAGACTTCTTTATTCCAGTTCGTTCTGAAGATGCACCAAATCCTATTGACACACTTCCAGGTGCTAGCAACTTAGACCAAATTGCTGATATTGAATATTTGAGAAATAATTTATTTACAGCTTTGCGTGTACCAAAACCATTTTTAGGTTTTGATGAAGCAACTGGTGAAGGTAAAAACCTTGCTTTGCAAGACATTCGTTTTTCTAGAACCATAAACAGAATTCAGCAATCAATGCTTCAAGAGCTTAATAAGATTGCGATTATTCATTTGTATTTGTTAGGTTTTGATGAGGACTTTGATAACTTTACACTTACACTTAACAATCCATCTACTCAAGCTGAGATGCTTAAAATTGAACACACTCAATCTAAAGTAACACTTTATAAAGATGCTGTGTCTGATGCTGGTAATGGATTTGCAGCTATGTCAATGACTAGAGCTAAACGAGATATATTAGGAATGTCTGATGACGAAATCAAAAAAGATTTGCTTGAACAAAGACTTGAAAAAGCAGCTGCTGCTGAATTGGCTAATTCTTCTAACGTAATCAAACATACTGGTATGTTTGATATAGTTGACAGAGTATATGGTGACATAAAATCAGCACTTAAAGGTGATGGAGAAGGCGGAGAAGCCGCTAGTGGGGAAAAAGGTGCTACAACCACAAGTGGTGGTGGTGGTGGTGGATTAGGCGGTTCATTTGGTGGTGGAGGCGTAGGTGGTGAAGACCTAGATTTTGGTGGTGACGAAGAAGGTGAAGGTGAAGCTGCTACTGAAGCTGGTGCTGAAGCTGAAGCTGGTGCTGAGATAGGTGGTGCTGAAGAAGATGCTACTGAGGCTGGCGCTGAAGAGGCTGCACCAACTGAAGTAACAGAATCAGTTAAAAAAATTGACAAGCTATTGAAAGAACAAAAAAGATTATTGACCAAGAAATTAGATGATAGAACCAAAAAATATAAAGGTAGATTTGTTGACGCTTTGTTAGACTCTATCATACCAACAAAAAAAGAGATTAACGAGAGAGTTAAAATTTACGATAAAAACGTAAAAATAAACAAAGATGTTGATGATATGATAAACGGCATTGATAAAATGTTGGGTGAGTAGACTCTTTTACATAAAATAACAATATTTATTAAGTAAAATAGAACCATGACAAATTTAACTAAAATAACAAAAAATTTCGGTAATATAAAAAGTGTTTACAACACACTTTTATCCGAAAGCGTTATGTCAGAGGACAAATCAAAAAAAGAGTTATTTAAAAACTATGTTAAGTCTTTAAAAGAAAACGAAATACTTAAAACACAATTTTTGGTTTATACTAACATTGAACAGAAAGTAGAGAAAGATATCAATAAGGCCAGTATGTTTGTAAAAGAGAATATTGATTTGTTTTCTAAATACAATAAAAAAGACATATTTGAAGCAAATTCAAAATTGGTGCTTGACCTTTTATTTGAAAAAGACATAGAAGATGATAAAAAAGACTTATACGAAAGTATTTCTACTCTTATCTTCACAGAAAAAACACCAGAATCAATTGATAAAATAGTTGAAGCGACTAGCAAAATAGTTGATTACATCGTTAACAACAACGAGAAAGTAATTACTGAAAGCATAGAATTACCGAATAGCATGTTGACAACCATAATGGTTGACAAGTATAATCAAAAATACAGTACTCTAGACGAATCAGAAAAACAAATTATAAAAGTATTGATTGAATCAACTGATGATGAAAAGAAAGAAGTTTATGGTAAAGTTGTTAGAGAGTGTATTGATTTGATTAACGAAAAACTAAAGGATTCTGACTTGGAAACAAAAGATAAACTATTACAAGTAAAAGATAGATTACTGAGTGACAAACAAGAAATAAATGAAGAATTCATAAAGAATGTTTCTAAACTTGTTGAGCTTAGAAGTAGTTTAAAAGAAAACTAAAAAATGGCATCACACAAAATACCTAGTGAAAATATCTTAAAGTTAAGAGAATTAACAGAAAAGATTTGCAATAGAACTCCTAATGATGAACACTATGCAATATTAAAAGAACTAAAAGACATTATTGATGATGGTAAAGAAGAGGTTTCTAATTTAAAAACAACAACATCTAAGATAAAGTGTTACGAAAAAATGTGTGTAAAGATAACGAATATACTAAACAACGTTAAATTATAGTCATGGCTGATGAAACAGGAACTTGGGGTGATTACAGTAAGCTTGTTTTAAAAGAACTTGAGAGGCTTAATGATAATTATGACAGAATGAGGACTGATATGGACAGTCGTTTTTCTGAATTAAATCAAAAGCTTACCGAAGTTAAAAATGTTGAGGGTAAAGTAGAAACTCATGCCAAATGGATTGAAAAAGTTAATGATGTTTGGTCCGCATCCCAGATGAAAGAAGCCAAAGATGAAATTTA